GCTTTCGGGGAAGGAACCGGGCCACTTCCACCACCCACTTGGGTTTCTTCCGCCTCCGGAACTTCATAAAGAGTCCCCGTCAAATCGGGAGTACCTGTCTGGTGTAGCTCCAAGAGATTCAAGACCTTATAACGATCTGCCATCTCAGGCCCCGTAAGTCACAACGCCACCAGGGACTGCCAGCAAACTCTCCCTCTTGGAAGCAGGAGAAGCCTCCCCCTCGCTTGCCGACAACGCCTGATTAACAGCGGATGATAAACGCAACAGATAGTTTTCCAGTTCCCTGCGGAATAAAGCCTCTGACTCTCTGCCATACGACCCTTCTGCAACCGGGAGCGGCTGATAAACAATGGGCATCAGCGACGACCATCCGGTCTCAAGTCCAGACGCATATCCCCCGCTCTCCACTTGTAACTCGTAGAGGAACTGCTCAAGCGCATCGCGATAGAACGAGCCCTCGCTCGAATCGCCGTACCATTTGCATCCGGGGTATAAGTCGCATTCTGTCCCCGCGTTCCAGCAGCGACAGTAAATGTCATGGATTTCGATGCCGTCGCAGCCACAGCAGAAGCTGTCCCAGGCAGATCTCTCTCGTAAATATCCATCGTTAGAACTGGATCGCCAGAATCCGATTCGACGTTGAAAACCTCCAAATCGGGAACCACCCTGGATACAAAAGAAAAATTCTCTCCATCCGATATGTCAAAGGAACCCGACTCGATATAGCTTGCAAGGCTACTTCCCTGCGCCGAAGCACCACTCTCCTGCACCATCACAGCAGATTCCACTAGAACAGGAGCAGTCTCCGTGCTCGGGGTATAGCTGTTCAAATAGGTCGCCATGGGGCTACTGAAGATAATGGCGTCTCTCCAAGAAGTCCTGCAATAGACAGAAGTCGAAGCAGCCCCCGATCTATCGAATGCCTCCATATCGTAACTTCCGTATGACCATACCTGCTCTTCGTAGTTATACGTGACAAACCTGTTGGGTTCATTGGAGCCGTATGTTGGATAAAACCAACTCACTTCGGAAAACGCTGAGTTAACAGCACCGAACGCCTTGTCCTTATCGGAAAAATTGAAATCGTCATACACGTAGCTAGAAACAGAACACGGGAGCGGGGCAACCGAACCCGTATAAACATAGAAGCCGTCATTCCCCATAAAGAAAACGGCATTCGAAGCGTTCACCGCAGTCCTGGCACCCACCATCTCTACGCCTTCGGATACCAGCGTAAAAGAAAACACATCGGGAGGCCCAACAAAGCGCATAGAATAAACAGCAGAATCTGTAAAGATGATCACCTCATCCTTCGTGCCAACCGCACCAAGGATCCGAGAGCCAGAACGAAGAACTTGACCACCCGAAGTATTATTCGGGGTTGGGGTCCAATCGAACGGGTTGTTCTGATCGGACCACCGGACAAGCATGGAATTCATCTCCGTGCCACCTAAATCGTTGCAGCCAAACGCGATGCTGTGCCCGTCCTTCTTCGAAACAATAAAACTGTCTACAACAGTTGGAATTCCAGTCGTTCCGCTGAAATTTGTTCCGTTAATCTCCTTGGCAACAAACGCCTCTCCACCCGTAGGAACACCAGTCGATGTATTCGCGCTTATGTCCCAATAGTAAAACGGACCACCGGAATTACAGAAGATCAGATCCTCTCCATAATTATCCAGATACACCCGTCTTAGATCGCCTGTCAGGGTGCCCAACTCTGAATTGTCGTTCCAGCCCCTGCTTGAACCATCTACAGACGGGTCAACGGGCGTTTCCGCACCTGTATTATATCCACGATAATACGAACCACCCGACCCACCACCCGATACCGCTCCAGTGCCAGTTTGGTCGATCTGAATATCAACCTTATCCGAACCCAGGGCGCTCACATCAGTAACAGTCCACCAATGACCGTTGAGAGCTTCAAGATTCACACCGCCAACACTCGTACCCGTAAGTCCTAGCAAGTAAAGCTGGTCATCTACCGCTATCACCGCAGGCGAAGAAGGCTCTGTACCATCAATCTCTACCGTAACCTCGTCCGATGCACTCGCGACAGTGATCGGGTTGCTAGCCAAATCGTAACTCGTCGGAGTCCCGTTACCTCCCCATAAGCCAGCCCCAAAGCCCTGACCTGAGACTTGGGCACTTAGACCCGAAGTAATCTTGTAAGAGAAATTAACGGAACCACCAACGGAAATATCACTCCCAGATGGGACAATCGGATCCCCCGTTGTCCAATCTACAGCGTAAAAACCGTAATAATCCGCACTAAAAATAGTTGATACTTGGAAGCCATGAGCCTGTGTTAAGTCCGCTGTCGTTACTCCACCACCACCCTCAGTAGCACTGGTAAACACAACCCAATCATTAACTGCAAGACCATGGGAAACGTGAGTGACTCGAATTTGCGAGTCCCCATCAAGGACAGCAAAGGGATCCGTTGACAAAGATCCAGATGACCGAACCGGAGTGATATCGGTCGCATCGGCACCAGTGATCGCATAAACCTTCCAATCGGTCGCGGCATACTGGTAATTATTCCCAGAATAATCTCGATTGGAAAAGCACGCGCGCCCAATTCCCTGCAACGTATAGGTCTCATCGCGAGACCACCCGCCAATCATCTCGGCAACACCCGACTTGAAGCGAATATTGTTCGCGTCATACCAAGATCCGGACGCAGCAAATTGCGTGGATTGGTGATTGATGCCGGGAGGAAAGTGGATTCGCTTCAACATCTAATCAGGCAATCCGATACACAAAACAGTCACCTGGCGGGTAGAGGGACTAACAACATGGATACTCGTATTCGTAGAAGCATCCACCCACGCCTCGATATTTTTGTCTTGACTGTCCCGCTGCGACTGAGTTGCAAGAACTGTCCATATAATGGAAAACTCGCCATTCAGATCTATCGTATCATCACCGGTTACGTTGTACCGATTGAAGTAAAATTTTACTGGACCAACCGTGAACCTACCCTCTTTATTTAAAGCAGCACCCGAAGAATCTGGAGTTTCTATCGTTCCAACAACCGTCAGCAAATCAGCCCAAGCACCACTATCGTTCTTGGCTTGGATGGTTCCAGAAGCATTTTTAATACCGTAACCCGAATCTCCATTTCCGGTAACAAAGTTGATATAACCATCTGTACCCGCCACGACTACATCATCGGCAGTTGCGTCCGTGAAAGTTCCCGCTGCGGCAGAAGCAGCCCCGATAATAGTTCCATCTATCGCGCCACCACCGATATCTACCGTTGGCATCACCACCTGATTATTTGTTGTATCAACGGCGAGAAGTGATGTCCCTCCGTCCTTAATATCCAGTGCAGTTGTTGACGATGTATTCACGGACATCGCTGTAGCCTGAGTCGTCAGGTCTACCGTTGCAGTATCGATATCCAGAGTCTGACCTACCACGACAGCTTCAGAACTATTCGTAGTTGTGAACTTCAGGTAGCTGTTTGAAGCCTCCTTGATGTCCAAAGAAGCAGCCTCGTTATCTTTAATCGAGATAGAAGTTGCCTGTGTCGCAACATCGATACTTGCACTATCGATATCCAACGTCTGGCCTACCACAACAGCTTCGGAGCTATTCGTAGTTGTGAACTTTAGATAACTGTTTGAAGCCTCGGTAATGTCCAACGCAGCCGCTTCGTTATCCTTTATCGCGATTCCAGTCGCCTGTGTGGCAACATCAATCTCGGCATCATCAATATCTAATTTCTGCCCAACAACAACCGCTTCTGAACTATTCGTTGTGGTGAACTTCAGATAGCTGTTCGTGTCCTCGGTAATGTCGAGGGCACTCGCGTCATTATCCAGAATGCTGATATCCGAAGAAGCGTTGAACTCCAACCCATCCAACTGGAGTTTGCCAAGAGCATTCTCTACTGTACCACTGGCATCATAAATCATCGCGGTGGCACCTACATTCAAGGCGACCCCCGTATCGCCAGAAGCTCCCTTGAATGTAATCGTGTAATCTCCTCCAGACAGACCGTTTTTAACGAAGTAAACACGATCTACACCATCCACAGAACTCGTAGTACCGTGAATCCTTACAGTCTGATGTGCACCCACGCTACCCGTAAAATTCACATACCGATTTCGAGCCTCTGATCCAGCCTCCCATGCGTCCGTAGTATCGCCGAGACACCAAGACAATGTGTTAGAAGTGTAGCTCGATGGAGCGGATGGACTGGTCATGTTGAAACTCGTTGCAGCACCCGCCAAAGCCTGATCGATTCTCTTGAGGTTTTCGTTAGTCGAAGTTCCCCAAGTCCCGGCTTCTAGGCCAGTACCAATGAGCTTGATCTTGTATCCCCGAGAAAAACTTGTTGCCATCCTGTACCTACTGTGAAGCTACCAAGGGTGCAGGGCGATAATCGTCCCCGTCATACCGCGTTTCAACTAGATTCTTCAAAAGCGTCAAACCATCCATGAACTGTTTTTCGTAAAGCTGAATCATGTCAGGCTCGCCCTTCATAAAGGTATATGCCTGCACCAGAGATCCATACAAAAGAACATCGGAAAACGTCACGGAAAGCCAAGTTTCGGTTGTATCGCTTGATGTCCAAGCATTCCCACCTGTGACAGAATCCGAAGATGTTCTTCCGTAATACGTTGTCGTCATCGAGTACAAAGCATCCGGCGCTGGACCCAACCGAATCGTTAAATCCGGAGAGTTGCTAGTGACCGTCGCTACCGAGATCCCATAATATTTGGGAATCCCAGTCGATTGAGCCGAATCACTCCCAGGATACGCTTCCAAAAGGAAATCGTAATCCTTTTGCAGGAGATACCTCACGGGTCCATACGACACTGGAGACGGGCCTGATGCAACCTCCGATATGCGAACCGAAAGAACATCAACGACCCCTGCCCCGAGTGAATACTCAGGGGTCCCCACTACAAGCGCAGCATCGTTCACAACCTTCCAAGCAGAAGGCAAGTCCACTGCCTCGAAAATCCGCTCCTCGGCGGAATTCACGAAGTTTACAATGTTCGCGTCGAATGTAGTTTCCGAGTTCTGGCAGTAATTTCGGATCGCTGTACCCAAATCCCCGTAGTTCATCGGCTAACTACCGGGATACCAGCGAGTGGAATCCTTGCGTGCTGCCCCACCACCTCGCGCGTAGGCAACCTTCCGCTTAGGTCCACGCCTATGGACGAGACCACCCACCTGATAGGTACTCATTCCCTCCTTCGAACGAGATTTCTCGATCTCCGCCTTCCGGCGAAGCATCGCTTGTTCACCCTTCTCTGTATAGGGGAACTTCTCATTCTCTCCCGTATCCGGGTTAAATAGTTCAGGCATCTCTAACTCCTTTCATGGCGTTTGGCTTGCCGATTTCTCGAACCGCACATAATCAATCTCGTACACACCAGACTTTGTTAACGGGTAAAAGAACCTCCAAACCAGACCAGTAATTGTTCCAGACCAGTCCGCATTACCACGCATATCCCACGTCAACAACTGATACGGCTCACCCATCTGGAACCAATCTGGATTCGTAATCGACTTGGCACTTTTTGAATAAGCCCCAGAGTCCGTTCGCCAAAACATAGTCCCATCATAAGACTCGTTTGGATTTGGCTCTGGCATTGCATCCAACTTCACTCGAACACGTACATAATCATAAGTGGATGAATCAAAGCTCACCGTTGGACTTACCAGACCATTCAAAGTCAGACCAATCCCAATTTCCGATGGGGTAGAAGTGATTGTCCCAGAAGAAGCGTTGTAGGAAACAGCCCCATAAACCGTCTCGGAAGCATCAACGGTCGTTGTAAGCGTAAAATCCTCTGCGCTATCCGTAAAGTCGTAACGCACAGCCCCACTATACCGGCTTGCATTCAAACTCTGCGGTGGCCTGGGATCACGCACTGCCTGGGGATCATCAAAGAAATACCGACCTAGCTGGGTCTGCGGATTATCTGGATCCCAACACTCAGGGCACACGAGAAATGAAGTCACCTCAAGGTTGATTACTTCTGATCTCAGTTCATGGAGCTTGTACTGCTGACCACATCGGTCGCACATCCCAATAGCATGGCGACCAAGCGCAAACTTACTCATCTCAGTAGTAGGAGAGCCCCGGAACAAACCGGGCCGAAGTCTTCACGCGATCCTCGTCAGCCGCTTCCTTGAATAGCTCGTCATATTGCTGCTTCAAAGGACCCACGCGACCAGCGGCTTCTGGACGTTTAGAAGCAATCTGGTAAGCAAGCCCAGCAACAAGAGACGGGAGAAATCGCCCAGGAACCTGCATCGTATTACCCGCATTGTCCCCGACATCTGCGATCCGCTTCACCCTCCAGTAGTAAACCTTGTATTTCCCGGTCTCATCGGGAACAGGCCACAACGTGACCGTAGAATTCTGGTTAGTCCCTGCACTGATATCCAATATCTCTTTTCGCTGGAAGTAATACTGTAGAGGACGCGCTTCGGTCAGCTTGTTGGGAATATTCGCGTAAGTGGGCTCCGCAATGCGATTCAGTAGATAATCACTCTGTAATGTCACGCTCCCATCATCTGTTCTCAAAATCACATCCAAAAGACCAATGGTCGCTGTATCGATATCATACGTCGCGGTACTTTTAATGAGAGAAATCGGGTTCGGTGTCTCATCAATCGTCCAAAGATTCAAACCCTTGTTCTGCCACTCCAGCATGAGGAAATTCAAGCTACGCCTCGCAGTACGAAGATCGTAACCCGTTCTCAATTCAAGGCCCGCGCGCTCGTAAGCCTCCTCAACGAGATCAGAAACATCCGGGTTGAATGCATACGTTTCGCTAATTGCCATTGCGAATTGCCTCTAGTATCTCACTGCGGGATTCATTCTGCTCCACCCTAAGAGAACCGATCTCTTCCTTTAGAGAACCCAACAAATCCTTGTTGTGTTCCACATTCGTCTGGACTCGCTCCAGACGCACTTGGATCTCCGTCACATCGGATTCCAAGGCAGCTTCAGCGTGCTTGGGCTCTCCGGAATGGGAGATCGATAGAAGCAATGTAGCCCCAATCGCTCCAGCGATTATAGACGTTGCACTCCAAAAAGCAGTGGGGGTTACACGTTCCATGTCATGTGTAAAAAATAGTCACGTCACTAATACAACAAGCCGACCCCGTACCAACCCCAGAAGAACCGATCTCTGCATAGATACCATTCTCAAAAAGAATTCCATCTCCACCCATTTGTATCAAAATGCTGGGCTGTACTCTGGCTTGTGCTGCACCAGCGGCAGTAGGAATTACCAATTCGTAAAGAACCGTTCCCCCCGAACCATCTTTGAAGACCAGGGACTTTGATTCCCCATATGCAGTAGCGCCACGCGGTCTAACTACCATACTAAGAAGTCTCGAACGAGGAACAACAAGAGTCACCTCCGAACTAAAGGCGTTGGAGGAAAAAGCACTCTTGCAGTAGTAATCTCCAATCATGTGTAGACAACCTGAAGTTCGGCAGACAACGCACCAGTAAGATCGTATTCCACATACATTCCATTAGAAAAACGTATGCCAATGCCTGGAACAGGGACAAAGAAGGTCGGGCTTCTTAGCCCATAATTTGCGCCGAGCGAGACATAGTATCCCAAATACGGAACGGCATACTTCAGCAACAACGGATCAGAGGCAGAATCCCCATCATAGAAACTAAATGTCGCATCGCCGGAATCCGTAGCGGGACCATTCGCAGTAGCCGAAAATGCACGCAAAACACAAAGATTGCCGACAGCAACCACTTGACTATCGTCACCGTCTGACGAGGCTTCAAAGAAAGCGGTTCTTGCCTTTGTAAGTATTCTCATGCTGAAAAAAAGAAGGTGAACCTAGCACCCTGAAGCATCGCTTCCGTTCGCGCTTGAACAGATCCAGTTCCACGCACATAAATACTATCATCTATATTCCAGTAGCAATCTTCTGGAAGAATCGCCGAATCGCCCTGGATGAAAAAGCCAGAATGAAACCTAATAAGTTCCGTTCCATTGTCTCCATTCCAAACTGAAACAACCGCATCCACATTACTCCCAGTTTCTAGGCCGAACTGAGAATAAGCGATACCACGCAACCACATCTTGTCAGGAAATGTGTCTCCGTTTTCTGCCGTCGTAACCTTGTAAAATGTATCGTCCACAGCTTCCGAGTCGGGCACCCAACTCAATCCGCGTACATAAGAAATGGGATAATCAGACATTGATCTAATCCTTAGTCCATTCCCTGGTAAGTGATCGTAATCGCCAACATCCCATTTTGGGTGTTGTCTACAATTTCAACACCCTGGGCATAAATTCCATCATCAAAGAGGATTCCATTCTCTGGAATAGATGGGTACCAAGCCGGGCTTACTACCGCAGCAGGAGCGAAGCTAGCGCCTCCCTGAACACCCCAGCCGACTTCATACAAAACGGACCCCGATGACCCATTTCTTAATTGGACCTTTGAAG